CCTGTCCTCTAGCAACAGCTCGTAAATCTTATCTACTCGTATCTCTATACGCTCAACGCGCCCTACAAGGTTATGCCCGCCGTTGCCGTCAGGCTTTAGCTCAGATAGGTAGTACTTAACAAGGTGCCGCACAAGCCCAGCCATAAGCCCTGAAAGCGTAGCAATCCCCAAAGCTACGGCTATGTATGCCTGGGCCTGTGACATTTACTTAGCGCCTATGCCAAGTTGCTTTTCATTAGGTGCTAGTGCCTTTAGTACTGGCCCAATTAGCCCGGCTAGAAAAGCATTAACTAGTACTTTAGGGTCTGTGATACCTGATAGATACAGCGCACCCACGCACGATAGAGCTGCACGTAGGTAAGACAAGGCCGCAGCCTTTAGTTGCTCTTGCATTGTATTGCTCCTTAAATGCCCCTTAGTTGACTTGTCTTAATACTGCAATCGTATGGCTTGATGATGCCGTAATACCGTAAAGGCCTTCATTGTCACCTACAGGCACCTGCATTTTATCGCCATTATCTAGTTTGTATCCGTTAGTTGTAGTTACGTTGGCATCGCCTAAATACACGGCGCCGCCGCCTAGATTATGTAGCCATACGGTTTGATCCATAATGTTAGCTGCTACTAATAATGTAGCTGTAGTAGTTACTGTTACTTGTGCGCTAGTTGGCATTTTCTATTCCTAACTTAGTAATTAAAGCCCTGACCTTTTCAGGGCTTAGTGCTATCTCAAAATGCATTTCATCTTTTCTAGTCCAATCCCCTCCCCAGGTTAGCCCGTATTTTTTAGCCAGGGCACGGATCATAGGTACCTTAGCTGCATCAAACGTGCCTATTTTGCCTAAAGGGTGTTTAGTTGCGTTTAGGTCTATAGCTGTTCCGCTTGCGTGGTTACTTAGTTTGCCTACCACACCTCTTACGTCTCTGTAGGCATAGCCCCAATCGTCAAAAGTGCCGCCTTCTATTGGCTCTATTAGCTCGTTAAACTCTTTAGCAAAGTTAATAAGCAACGGCGCTACCTTTTCAGCGCAGCGTATTTTAAGGCTTGTGCCCTCTACCTTAAAAGGCTTTACGCCTATCTCAGCCTGCTCTTTAGATGCTGGCCAGCCGTTGTAGCTAGTTTGCATTAAAGCCCTAGTGCCTTCAAATCCTCAGAAGTTAGACCTAACGCAGCCAATTTACCCTCAGCTGTTACTTTTGCAGCTGCAGCTTGTGCATCTTGGTTAGATTTCCAGGCATCAAAAGCAGCAACGCCAGCCGTAAATTGTGCCTTTGTAATTGGCTCACACTCTAAAAACTCTATGCCTTCATAATCTTCACCATAAACAACATAGCCGCCGTTTGGAATTAACATAGCCAAAACTTCATTTATTTTTGCCATTATGCACCTATCTCTAAAAGAATAATACTTGAAACACAAGAGCCGTTTTGTAAAATCATCTGAACCGCATTACCTGTGGCGTTTGCCTGTGTCTTATATATCGTTGCTGAGGTTGTTGCTGGTGTATCAAGATATGCAACATTAAAAGAATAATCACCATTATTAGCCGTGCTACCTGCCAAAATCATACCGCCATCGGCCATTTTTACTATGTCGGTGCCTGCTCGTAATAATTTTAATCCCATACCGTTTGCAGCTGTGCCGCCAAACTTTAAGCAACCATTTTGTGACACTATTGCTAAAACCTTGCTACTTGCTGAACTTGGCGTAATAGTAGCTGTTAAGTTTGTGTCAGCAAAAGTACTGCTTGAGGTAGTCATTGTGGTAGTTGTTGATCCCATAACAACTTGTAACACTTTGCCGCCGCCAGCTGCAGAGGCCCAGCTTGGTATTCCACCTGCAACTGTTAATACTTGCCCTGTGCTGCCAATACCTAAACGGGCAGGTGTTGACCCACTAGAGCTGTAAACCATATCGCCCGTAGTAGTCATTGGGTTAGTCATACCTGTTGTATCTAAATTAGTCCAAGCGCTACCTGTATAATAAGTAGTAACGTTTGTGTCTTTAAGGTAGGCAAACTGCCCCTCTTGTGGTGAGGTTATAGCTGCATCTCGCGCTGCCGCTGAGGCAAACACTAATACGCCTTGCATTAGGTAGCCGTTAGTGTCAGCTGCCGTAAGTACCTCGCCAGTAGTAAAGGTCTTAAAACCTAGTCCAGCTGCCATAGTCCTATCTCCTTAATAACTTAATACGCCGCTGTCAAGCAAACCGTATATGGATGAGTCTAATATAAAGCCGTCAATAATTGGCTCTAAAGTGGTAAGTGTTGTTTTCCAGCTGTTAGGCGTAATGCTCATAGCTACGCCAAACACCTGCAAAGTCTTAGTTAGCGTTGATCCGCCAGGCTGGTTAGTTGTGATAGTTACAGGGTCAAAGTAATCAAGGCTAAGAGCTGCAATAATGCCTAAGTTGTAGTTATCCGTATAAAGGTCTAGCTGTATAGCATCGCAGCGGATACTAGTCTCAGCCCTAGATGCAACGTATGCCTGTGCATAATCCAGGGCTACGGCATCGGTTTGCATTAATAGGTTTTGCTGGTTATAGCTATGAATAAAATACTTATCTATGCTGGGCTGGTTAATCGCCGTTTGTGCCGTTCCCCCTGTACGGGTAACGCTGGCTGAGTTGTAAACCAAGGTATCGTCAAGGCGCCACACCGCATCGAAGTAGCTAATATCTGTGCCGTTATCGTTAAAAACTGTAGGCGTAGCCCCTGTACTGCCCGCCGTAACGCTACGATCTTGAAAGACAAACGAGCCAGCGGCATCTACATACAAGGCGCCGTACTCGCTAATCTCCACCGTTTGCATAGCTGCAAGGCTTGTGCGGGCTGTGCCTGGGTCTGCCTGCATTGTAGTTAGCCCTGCATCTACGTCACGCATAGAGGCTGGCCAATCAATAGCATCTAACAGGGCGTTAATTCTTGTACCGCTAAGCTGACCCGCTGAGGTGCCTGCTACTGTGCTGATCTGTGCATTTTGTGCCAGCCTAAAAGCATCTACAGCTGTGATAGTTGTATAAACTACATCAAGGGCATTTTTAGGTGTGCTAGTTGTATAGGTAGTAATAAAGCCAGCAAAAATAGGGTAAGTAGTTGCGCCGTATGTAGCCGTAATCTGTACCTTACGCATTGGCGTTAAAAGGTTGTAATACGGGCCGCTAGGGTTTTGAGGGTTAAAGTCTCCATTTTGATCAACAATACGCATAGTAAGCGTGCCAGTTTGGAATTGGTCAGCCTGTGGATTACGCCCGCGCTTTGTCTCAATACTATCTACTACGTTAGATACGTCCACGATAACGCTAGCTGCATCTGCCAAGATATTGGTGCCTAATATGCCTTGATCTAATATCATAGCCTGAGCAAAGCTAGGGCCAGTAGAAAAGTTAATAACCGCGTTAATTACTGGCAGGGTCATAGCGCCCCAGCAAAATTGAGGTTATTGCCAAACCTGTTATTTTCTTGTACTGCCGTTTGTACCACTTCAATAAGGCCGCTTGTTTTATCTACTACAGTTACTGTGACGTTGCCTGCGCCGTAACCTGCGCCTGTGTTCATATTTTTGCTATAGCCGCCAAAGTCTCCTAGTTTTCTTTGAAACTCTACTAAAGATAAAAAGTCTGCGTAATTCTGTGCATCTAAAGTATCTGCCATAACGTTAGCCAGGGTAGAAACGGCATCTGAGTACTCTATAATGGCATCTATTGACTCACTACCTGTTAATTTATCTAATATAGGCTGCCCGTCAAACGGCTTTTTATCGTCTTTTTTACCACCGCCGCCACCACCACCGCCGCCACCTGTTCCAGTAAAAGTAGGGAACTTAAACTTAGCCAAAAGGTCTAGTGCATCTTGCAGATTTTGTAAGTTAATTAAATCGGTTGACTTCATACTTGCCAAAACTCTGTTTATATCTAGCAGTTTGGCATCTTGGCGCTGTAAGGCGCCTAATATCTTTAAGTCCTCGTTTAGCTTGGCCGTGGCCTTTACTATGGCTGCATCATCCTTTGAGGCTATGGCATCTTCTAGGTCAGCAATACTTTGCTTAACCTTTAAGCGCTGTACATCGTTGGCTATAGCTAATATCTGTGCGCCACTAGTGGCCTTACCTAACGCCTCAGCCTGGCCTATGAGCGCTGCGTTAAGTTGGATAGCATCCATATTAAAGACATCGTTACCCTTAGCTAAAGCCAGGTTAGCCTTATCAAGAATTGCCTGTGACTTTTTATCTGCAAGGATTTTAGCCTGGGCTTTTTGCTGCTCTTTAGTAAGAGCTGTTATTTTCTTTTGTGTACTTAAATATGAGCCTGATTGAATTGGGTTTTTTTGAGCGCCAACCTCTGATGCTCGTCTAGCTTGTGCCCCAGCTTGATTAAGTAAAGTTATGTAGCTACCTAGAATTGGAATAGCTTGAACTACGCTAGCCCCTGTTAATCCCGATAGCCCAGGTATCTTTTTTAAGGCTCCTGCCATAAGCCCAAACCCGCGTATAACGTCAGCGGTATAAGTTGCTAGGTTTTCCATATTGGTAGCAAGGTCTGCCACGGTTGTATCATCGCCTAGATTTTTTAGGGCATCTATAAGGCCTGTACCAATAATCTCCTGCACGTTAGCTGCAGCTACGCCTAGTTTGGCTATAGATCCTGCATAAGTCTCTGAGGCTGCCTTGGCTGAACCCTTAAAGGTTACGGCTAAATCGTCTGTAATCTCCTTA